TCTTTTATTAAGGATTTACTCAGGGGGTCAAGTGTTTCAATAGATACAAGTTGTTTTGTAGGGTATTTGTATAGGGATCAAGTTGATGCAATATTAGAACTCGAATATAAAGAGTATGATAAAATTATGGAAAAGATCAAACAACGTTTTCCGAGAACAGATATAAATAAATTGCTGAAGAATGTGTTTTCTGTAGTAATGGAAATGGAAGAGGAATATATTAAAGCTTGGAGATTGAATTATTAATGGAACAGTTTAGTACATTTGTTTGGTGGCAGGGTCGTGTTGAAGATAGGGATGATCCATTAGAATTGGGACGATGTCGTGTCCGAATATTGGGATTTCATTCAGACGATAAAGGTGCTATTCCTACGGCAAGTTTGCCGTGGGCTTATCCTGCTATGCCTATTAATAGTAGACCTGGAGATCCTCCTGTTGGATCTGTGGTGGGAACTTGGGTGATGGGGTTTTTTCGTGATGGCACTGATGCACAAGAACCTGTTATGACACATATAATTGATTCTGGTTATTTAAATGATGATGATGTTGTTAATAATTCGTTAGATAGTGAATCTGATCCTGATTGGGGTGGGAAAAAATCAATGACTAGTGGAGAAATTAACACTAATCGTTTAGCAAGAGGTGAAACTGCTGGTACGTATGTTGTAGCTTCAGAAGCAAGTGATGAAAAAACAATTGTTGAACGTCCCAATACTGCTGGTACAGTTCCTCCTCCTACACCAATTACAACTCCTGACCTTGGTTATGATGCGAGTTATCCACATAATAAAGTAGAGGAAAGTCAATCAGGACATGTTACTGAAGTTGATGATACTCCTGGTTCTGAAAGATTGAGTAAAGTTCATAGTTCTGGAACGTTAGAAGTTATTAAAAGTAATGGAGATAGAGTTGTTAAGATTATAGGGGAAGATTTTGAATTGGTAGTTGGAGCAAAAAAATCACTTAAAGTCAAAGGTGATTTAAACATTGATGCAGATGGAGACATAAATTTCAAAGCAGGAGGATCAATACGATTTGAATCTGCCATGCAATTTAGAGTTAAGGCTCCTCTTGCTACTCAAATAGAATCTGCTTTTGTTCTTGTTACAACTGTTGGAGGTCGCCCGGGTGCTATTTTTAATGTAAATGGTGGTATTACTCAGATTGGCAGTCCCTTTGTATTGCCTGGTCCCGGATTTCCATCTTTCCCAGATACATATGGGCCAGATTTACCAGATAAAGATATATCTTTGCCAGATAAACCAGATACAATAACACTAGGAGAATGATACAGTGATTAAAAAATTGCCGAGAGATATTCCAATAATGAATATTGATGTTACCGACGATGAATTAAAAAGTTTGATGAAAGCAGCTGGAGTTCTCCGAGAAAAGAAGATAATAGAATATGATGAGGAAACTAATACTCTTACTGTAAATTTAGATATGAAAGTTAAATTCAAAGGAAATCTTAATATTGATTGTGATAAACATGTTGTTATTAATAGTGGGCAGAATGTAGATCCTGGACGAAATGACGGAGCAAAATATTCTATTTGGTTGAACCCAGAGTTGGATGAAAACGAAAAACCTATGAAATATGCATCACCTCCGAAATTAGATGAATGAGATTAAATTTGTTAAAGCAGATGGATCTGAAACGACAATAGATTCTACTGTTACAGATTTTAAAGCTAATGTAAAATTTACTGATGATGATTTAACAAGTTCTGAACTTATACAATTTGATGAATTTATTGGTTCAGATGGTTCTATTGTAAATATGATAGTTCTTACATTATTTGCATCTCTCGGAGGAAAACTTAATAATGCTAATAGATTGCCTGTAAATATTGGTTTTGAAAATTTTGTTGATTTGATGGTTACACCCAGAAAATCTGGGACTCATACAAGAAATTCATTGAAATATGAAAATATTATTTCCTTTAAAAATTCAAATAGTGTTAATACTAAATTTAAATTGATTTCTGGAGAATTACCACCAGGAGTAAATCTTCCTAGTGAAATAGGTGGTACCGATCTTAATTTAAATGGTACGGTTTTTGATTCTGTGAATGTGTTTGATAAGTCATGGGCTATAAATAGTAATGAGAATTCTAATTTTAATAAAGAAAGTATTTTTAAGAGTAAAGTTGAGTTTTTAAATTTAACACCTTCAACTGGATTATTTGTTGGTCTTGGATTGAGTACTAAATCTGGACATCATAGAATAGTAGAATCAGTAGACACATATATTGAAGATAGTGTAACAAAAACAAAAGTTACTGTACCTTATGTTATAGGGACTGAAACTGACCCAAAAACATTGTGGTATTCTAAAAATACTGTTTATGATGAACGAGGAGTTTTAACAAAAAATAAAGATTCAACCTTTTTCGGACAATTAGTAACTACTTCTGGGATTTATACATATACTGATACAAATATAGTTACCAGTACAGAAAATATACAAGATCAAGTAACTAGAGATTACAATTTTGAGATTGGAATGTACAATGGTGATACAGATGCATTGCTAACGCAAGAATCTTTTAGCATTAAAGTTTATCAAAATTTTGATGCAGTACGAGATGGATTTCTTAGTACAGAGGGTTTAAGTGGACGAAATAATTATTTTCCATATTTAGATACAGTGAGTAATTATAAATTATCTTTATTGAAGGAAGATGGAACTTCAACTTTTATATTAATGGATGATAATAAATTAAAACTTGGTGAAACTGAAATAATAACTACAGATGGATTGTTATCTTTATTGTTAGAAAATGGAACAACAAGTAATATTACGTTACAACCGGCATAAATATGAGTAGAGCAATTACAAGAGTAAGTGTAGATAAAGATAGTGGACATTCACAATATGGCCAAGCGGTTGCATGGAGTGAAGATCAATCAACACAACAGAGCAATCAAAGTGGTAAACCTTCTGAGAAGGCAAAAGGACCTTATGCTGGTAGTGGTGATGTTTTAATCGGAACAGAAAATTTGGGTGTAACAAATAATGTTGGTGATGAGATTGTTGGTTATGGTGTGCATAGACAATATGATTTTAGAGAAGAACATGTTCCGTTTGGTGATTCTCAACCAGAGGGAAGAACTGTACGATTAGAAGGTGCTGAATTTCCTTGGTTAAAAACTGCTAGTGATACTGTTTTTGTAAATAGTCGTGGAGCAGGTAGAAAAGGAGATTTTACTATTTGCGGAGCAGCTATTAGGACTGGAAATGAAACTGTACAAGTTGGTGGTTCTGATCCAGATATAAATTTAGATGAGGTACCCATTTTAGAGAAAATTAAAATAGAACTTGAACCTCCATCTATAGAAATAGAGTTGGATGACTTAGAAAAGGCAAACTTATTAGAGGCAATTAATAGATGAACCAACAACCATTAGAACGTTCTTTATTATTTCAAGATCGAGAATATGTTGATATTGATCTTAATTTTACTAAGGCAAGGTCTACTGATATTGCTAAGAAAAAGGGTGAGAATGCAATAAAACAAGCATTAAAAGTTTTGTTGCTTACTGGACCTGCTGAAAGATTATTTCATCCTGAGCTTGCATCTGGTGTCAGGGATTTGTTATTTGATTTAGTTACACCGACGACTGCATATGAATTGCAATTAGCTATAGAAGATGTTATAAATAATTTTGAACCTAGAGTTAGTTTGGTAAGTGTAGATGTAAGTGCTGATCCAGATGAAGCTGCATATGATGTATCTGTGGAATTTTCTATTGTAAATCAACCAAAGGACAATGTCCAATTAAATCTATTTTTAGAACGGTTAAGGTAAAATGGCTACAGATAAATTACGAGTTACAGAATTAGATTTTGATACAATTAAGACAAACTTAAAGAATTTTTTTGCTGATCAAACAGAATTTACAGATTATGATTTTAGTGGGTCTGGATTGTCTATATTGCTAGATGTTTTAGCTTATAATACACATTATATGGCATATTATTTAAATATGGTTGCCAATGAAATGTATTTAGATAGTGCTACTCAACGTGATTCTGTTGTTTCTTTAGCAAAACAATTGGGATATACTCCTAGGTCTAAAACAGGTGCTACTGCATTATTAAATTTAAGTATGGTTGAAGAAGATGGAGTTGATACAGATTTTGTTAAAATACCTGTATATACACAGTTTAATGTTACTGCTTCAGGAAAATCGTATACTTTTTATACTTTAGAAGATAAAATTGTTGTTTGGGATAGTTCTGTGAGTAATGGAGATAGAACTTTTTCAGTGAGTAATTTATCGGTAACTCAGGGTTCTAAATTAATAAAGGAATTTGTTTTTACTGGTAATAAGAACCAACGATTTATACTTGATAATCCTGATATTGATTCGTCAACTATTGCAGTTAAAATAAGAGCATCTTCTGGTGTGACCAGTTCTAATGTATATACGAAATATGATGGATTGCTTGCATTAACTTCTTCCTCAGAATATTATTTTCTTGCTGAAGCAGAAGATCAAACATATGAAATAAGTTTTGGTGACGGAGTTTATGGGAAAAAATTATCTGCGGGGAATGTTATAACAGTTGAATATTTAACAGCTGATGGAGCAGATGCAAATGGTTTAACAGGATTAGAACTTTCATCATCATCACAAGCTTGGGGAGAAGATTCATCTGGAAATCCAACAAATCTTACAGTAACTACTACAACGGCATCTGCGAGTAGTGGTGGTGGAAATATAGAAACTATTGATTCGATTAAGTATTTAGCACCTAGATCTTTCCAACATCAAAATAGAGCAGTTACTATTGATGATTATAAAGCAATATTAACTGCAAATTATACTAACATTAGTAGTCTCCGTGTTTGGGGTGGAGAATCAAACAATACGAAAGATTATGGAAAAGTTTTTATTTCTATCAAACCTTTAATCGGAGAACAATTATCGGATCCAGAGCAAGAAGTTGTGAGAAACCTTTTAGATAAGTATAAAGTTATTGGAATTGGTATTGAAATAAAAGATTATAGAACGATAAGTTTGAAGGTAAATGCAGAGATTAAATATAATCCTACTTTAACTGTTGAAAAATCAGGAACGATACAATATAAAGTTTTGGAATCAATAAAGAATTATAATAAAAATCGTCTTGGAATATTTGATGGTGTTTTTAGGTATTCACAATTAGTAGGTGATGTTGATGATGCTGATAACTCTATTATGAGTAATACTGTTAAAGTTTCAGTAATAAAACCTTCTTCTAAGGTTTTAGAATATGCACGTACTTCAGAAGTAGAACTAGTAGAAAATGTTACAGATGGTCTTCCAAAATATTTTTATCAAGTAAAATTTGCACATTCTTCTGTATTTGAAATCCCAACAGTTACTTTTACTGATTTTTATATAAAGGATACGGTTGTTGATTCAAAGGGAACTAAACGTGGAACAATTGCAATTGTTAATAATGGGTTTTCTAGTTCTACATTTAATCTTTTGGGACATGTTGTTGGGAGTGTTGGTGCATCAAGTACTTATTGGAATTTGTTAACAGTTAAGTTAATTGATGTTCCGGATTCAAATTGTAAAACTGGAATTATAAAAATAGTTAATGCAGAAGATGGTGTGGATATTACTATGAAGAATTTTGAAAGAGCATCAGATCCTACTAGTGAGGCTGCTAAACGTGGTACTTTTGATCCTATTGTTGCTAAGATTGATTATGAAACAGGATATATACATTCATGGAAACCATTTCCAATTGTTAATATTGTTTCAGGAAAAGATACAATTGATTTTATAGGACAAATTAACCCACAAGATATTATTCCAGAAAACTTAGAAATTTTAGAGATCAGGGACGAGTATACTACTGCAACATTAATTACGGATTTCGACAAATAATATGAATTATCAAGATAAAATTTCACGTACTATATCCCAGTTCATTTATTCCCAATTACCAGCGACAATACATTTAGATTTTGAAAAACCTGTATCAGGGAAAACTGATAGAACTCTTTTTACAAGATTTTTAGAAGTGTATTATGAATTTTTAGAACAAAATGTGTTGGCAACACTTGCTGATAAATCAAACAATAGTATTGGAATTTCTCAGTCTAATATGATTGGAGAATTTGCGAATGAATCTGTTCCAGGATTGCATGGAGAATTAATGCGTCTTACTGGATATAGAGATATTGATTTGATAAAGGATGATTTGAAATCTAATTTATATAATGAATTTTTATATGGATATACTG